CGTAGAAAAGACCGCCTGTGCGTCTCCGTGGCGCCGCGGCACGGCAAGAGCCACCTCGTGTCCACGTATTTTGCTGCATGGTATATAGGGCGCAATCCGACACACCAGCTCATGCTGGTCTCCCACACCACAGACCTCGCGGTGGACTTCGGACGTAAGATCCGAAACCTGATCGCAACCGACGCGTACAAAGAGATATTCCCAGACGTGCACCTGTCGGCCGATAGCAAGAGCGCGGGACGTTGGAATACCAACCACGGCGGCGGCTTTTTCGGCTGCGGTGTTGGTTCGGCGCTGGCCGGTCGCGGCGCGCATATGTTGATCTGTGATGACGTACACTCTGAGCAGGACGTGTTGAGTGGTAACTTCACGGTGTTCGAGAAAGCCTACGAGTGGTTCACGTTCGGCGCGCGTACGCGTCTGATGCCGCTTGGAGCAGTGGCAATAATTGGCACACGTTGGCACATGGATGATCTGATCGGGCGGGTTGTGCGCGACATGACCAAGAACGAGGGATCGGACCAATACGAGGTGTTTGAGTTCCCTGCCATTCTGTCATACGAGGACCCGAAAACAGGGATTATAACTGAAAAGGCCCTCTGGCCGGAGTTCTTTGATCTAAAGGCGTTGTTGCGCACCAAGGCGTCCATGCCGGTGTTTCAGTGGAACGCTCAGTACCAGCAGAAGCCCACGTCGGAAGAAGGCGCGATCATCAAGCGGGAGTGGTGGCGTGATTGGTTGAAGGACCAGCCGCCGAACTGCGAGTACATCATTGCCTCATTGGACGCCGCGGCCGAAACGTCAAACCGTGCCGACTTCACGTCGATTACCGTGTGGGGCGTGTTCATGAACGAGGAAGAGGGCCACTATCAGGTGATCCTGCTGCATGCGATCAAAGAGCGGCTGGAATATCCCGACCTGAAGCGCGTCGCGCTGGAGGTGTATGAGGAGTGGGAGCCCGACGCGTTCATCGTCGAGAAGAAGTCCAACGGGGTGCCGCTGTACCAAGAACTTCGCCGCACCGGGCTGGCGATCCAAGAATACACGCCGCACCGCGGCACCGGTGACAAGACCGCACGTCTCAACAGTGTGGCAGACATAATCTCGTCTGGGCTCGTTTGGGCGCCAGACAGGCGCTGGGCAGAAGAAGTCGTGGAAGAAGTGGCTGCGTTCCCGAACGGATCGAACGACGACCACGTGGATACGTGCATCATGGCCTTGATGCGTTTTCGCCAAGGTGGGTTTATCTCACTGCCGACAGACGAGCTGGATGAACCCGAGTATAAGCTGCCGATGACAGAGGGCTATTATTGATGCAGCCTCGTCGTTATAGTGCCACTGGACGAACACAGGAGAAGCAGTGATGGCCGTTACCAAACCAATGGACCCGTTTGATATCGAGATAAGTGACAACCCCGATCTCGATGCGATCGATGTCAAGATGCCCGACAGTGATAAGATCACGACGATGGCGACCGAGGACGGCGAGATTATCATTGAGTTTGACGACGGCATCTCGAACGATGACGCGGCAGAGCCGGAAGACCTTGAGCACGACACCAACTTCGCCGAGCTGATGGATGAAAAGGAGCTTGACGAGATCGCCTCTGATCTGGTGGAGAGTTTTGTCACAGACCGACTGAGCCGAAAAGAGTGGGCAAACGCCTATATTAAAGGGCTTGATCTGCTTGGGATGAAGATCGAGGAGCGCACCATGCCTTGGCAGGGCGCCTCCGGTGTGTTCCACCCGATGCTGTCTGAAGCTGTGGTGCGGTTCCAAGCTCAGGCCATGAGCGAGATGATGCCCGCCGCCGGCCCGGCCAACACCAAGATCGTTGGCAAGATGACGCGCGACAAGTTTGAGCAATCCGTGCGCGTCAAGAACGAGCTGAACTACCTCATAACAGAGGAGATGGTAGAATATCGCGACGAGATGGAGCAGATGACGTTCCAGCTGCCGCTGGCGGGGTCTGCGTTCAAAAAAGTCTACTACGATCCCATTCTTGAGCGTCCAGTGTCGGTGTTTGTGCCGGCTGAGGACTTCGTGATTAGTTATGGGGCGTCGAGCCTCGAAGCCTGCCCGCGTTATACACACGTTATGAAGAAGGACCTCAACGAGGTTCGCAAACTTCAGGTCGCAGGTTTCTATCTTGACGTTGAGCTTCCCGACCCGGTCGCTGAGCCGAGCGAAATTCAGGATAAATACGACGAGATCGAGGGTAGCGAAGGTTCCATAACTGAAGATGACCGGCACACACTGCTGGAGATGCACGTCGATATTGATCTACCGGAGCCCTATGAAGACGCGGACGGTATTTCGCGGCCATATGTTGTCACGATCGATCTTTCGTCAAAAACCATTCTTTCCATCCGTCGAAATTGGTACGAAGGTGACGAAAAGAAGCGCAAACGCATGCACTTCACGCACTATTCCTACCTGCCCGGTATGGGTTTCTACGGCACAGGGCTCATTCACCTCATCGGCGGTCTGGCCAAGTCGGCCACGTCCATTATGCGTCAGCTGATCGACGCCGGTACGCTTTCCAACCTGCCCGCAGGTCTAAAGACGCGCGGGATGCGTATAAAAGGCGAAACCGGTCCACTGATGCCGGGTGAGTTCCGTGACGTTGATGTTCCAGCGGGTGCAATTCGCGACAACATCTTCCCATTGCCGTTCAAAGAGCCATCCGGTGTTCTATATCAGCTTTTGGGCAATCTTGTGGACGAGGGGCGCCGGATCGGCTCCGTGGCGGATATTCAGGTCGGCGACATGAGCGCAAACGCGCCTGTTGGCACGACGCTGGCCCTGATGGAACGCTCGATGAAGGTTTTGTCTGGCGTACAGGCGCGTATGCACGCCTCGATGCACAAAGAACTGCGCATTCTCTCACGGGTTATCCACGATTTCATGCCTGACGAGTACCTCTACGAGGTGGTTGGCGATCAGTTTAGTCGTCGCGAGGACTTCGATGCCAAGACCGTAGACGTCATCCCTGTTTCAGATCCAAACGCGTCCACAATGGCGCAGCGGATCGTGCAGTACCAAGCGGCTCTGCAGCTGGCCCAGCAGGCTCCACAGCTCTACGATATGGGTAAACTTCACCGCCAAATGCTTGAAGTTATGGGTATTCAGGACGCTGATCAGATTATCAAGCTGCCCGAAGACATCGCGCCAAAAGATCCGGTGAGCGAGAACATGGCGATCCTCAAGCAGGAGCCTGTGAAAGCATACCTCTATCAGGATCAGGAGGCCCACATTGCTGTCCACATGGCGGCAATGGAAGACCCGAAGCTCAAGCAGATCATCGGTCAGTCTCCGTTCGCCGCGGCCATTGGCTCCGCCATGATGGCCCACATAACAGAGCACGTTGCGTTCCAGTACCGCAAGCAGGTGGAGAAGCAGATGGGCGTGCCGCTGCCGCCTGAAGACGAGCCAATGCCGGAAGACGTGGAAGTTCAGCTGTCGCAGGTCACTGCAATGGCCGCCACGAAGCTGCTCCAAGCCAACAAGGCCGAGGCTGCACAGCAGAGCGCCCAAGAAGAGGCGCAGAACCCGCTGACCCAGATCCAGATGAAAGAGCTGGAGATCAAGGACCGCGCGCAGTCTCTCAAGGAAGAGATCGCCAAGCACGAGATGGCGCTCGAAAAGGCTCAGCTGGAGCTGGACATGGCCAACAAGGCTGCCAACATCGAAGTGCAGCGTGAGCGCACTGAGGCCGAGAACGAGCGAGAAGGTGCCCGCGTGGGCGTCAGACTCGCCACTCAGATCGCCGGTGACAACAGCGCCGAGAAGCGTGAGGGCATAAAGGCCGGTGTTGAGCTGGTAAAAGAGGCCGCCAAGGGTTTGACGGCCTCGGAAACAAAGGGTGAATGATGGACGAAACTGTATTTGGCATCCTGCATCGCAGAATTAAAGATCGCAAGGAGCCCTTGGCTGACTACCTCGTCAGCGGGGGCGCCAAGAGCTTTGAGGACTATCTCCGAGCGTCGGCAAAGCACGAAGCCTTATGTTCTGTTGAAGAGGACATAAAAGAGCTGGAAGAACGCTTCATAGATCAATAGGGTGACACATAATCGCGGATACTCCGCGCACGGTTACGGTGGGCCGAGACCACTGCAGAGGTAGACATGTACACAGACAACAAAACCGAGGACCCTGTCCTCAAAGCCAAACTCCCTGAGCCTGTTGGGTATAAAATACTCATCGCCATCCCAGAGGTCGATCAAAAGACCGAGGGGGGTGTCATCAGACCCGACAGCATCAAAGAGACCGAAGAGGTCGCATCCATCATCGGATACGTGATCAAGGTGGGCGAATCCGCCTATTCTGACAAGAACCGTTTCCCGGCAGGCCCTTGGTGTAAAGAGGGCGATTTCGTAATTTTCCGCTCTTATTCAGGAACCCGCTTCAAAGTGATGGGGAAAGAATTTCGCATCATCAATGACGACACCGTCGAAGCCGTTGTGGAGGACCCTCGCGGGTATAGCAGAGCATGAACAAATCACCTGAAGACGATTTTGATGTCGACGGCGCAGAGGGCGTCACCGACGAGTTTGAAATTGAAATTGAGGACGACACCCCTGAAGCTGACCGTGGGAAACCGCGCCGTGCAGAGGGTGTCAAGCCTGATATTCCCGAAGACGACGAGCTTGAAGGCTACAGCGAAAGCGTAAAGAAGCGCATCAGCAAGCTGAAGTACGAGTTCCACGAGGAGCGACGTGGTCGCGAGACCGCCGAGCGCCTGCGCGAAGAGGCCGTCAAGTACGCGACATCAACCAAGACCGAGATGGATGGTATGCGAAAGCGCCTGACAGAGGGTCAGGGCGCCGTTGTATCTCAGGCAAAGGCTCGCGTTGAGACCCAGCTTGAGTCGGCGAAAGCGAACTACAAGAAGGCATACGAGGCGGGCGACGCCGATGCTATGCTGGATGCACAGACAAGCCTTAACGATCTACAAGGCGAGATGTACCGGTTGAGCAGCTATCGAGCTCCGCCGGAACCCGAGACCCGTCCAGCGCCTGCTGCCACTGCGCCCTCCCAGCAGGTGGCCAAACCTCCCAAGGAGGCGCTGGATTGGGCTGAGGCTAACCCTTGGTTCCAGACGGATACCGAGATGACCGGATACGCCTTTGGTGTTCACGAGCGGCTTGTAAAGAGCGGTGTTGATCCGAACAGTGAAAGCTATTATACTGAGCTAGACGCTTCCATGCGGAAGCGCTTCTCTGAGAAGTTTGACGAGCCTGAAGTTGAAGTGAGGACACAGGCTCGTACTGCAGGTTCCGTGGTTGCCCCGACGACTCGTTCGTCGAAAAAGCCAAGCAAGATCGTCCTCACTAAGTCTGCGGTGGCTCTCGCCAAGCGCCTCGGACTGACACCACAAGAATACGCGGCGCAAATCATGAAGGATATGAAAAATGGCTGAAGAACGCACACCACGCACACAAGAGACGCGCGCAAAGACTGAGCGCAAATCAACGTGGAAGCGCCAGTCTCTCCTTCCCACGCCCGAGCCCCGAGATGGTGTTAAGTTTCGTTGGGTTCGCACAGGATCATTGGGTAACGCCGATAACATGAACGTCTCCAAGCGCTTTCGCGAAGGTTATGTTCCGGTCGAAGCCAAAGAGCATCCTGAGTTAATGGTTATTTCCGACCAAGGCTCGCGCTTCAAAGGAAATATCGAAATCGGGGGGCTCGTTCTATGCGCCATCCCGCAAGAACGCGCAGACGATCGCACTGAAGGTCAACTCCTCGAAGCTAAGGCTCAGATGGAAGCAGTTGATAACAACTATTTGCGCACGTCTGACTCCCGTATGCCGGTTCTCAACCCGGAGCGCACCAGTCGTCAAACCAATTTTGGCAAGTAATGCTTGTCACCCTGAAACCTATTCTTAGGAGAGAGACATGGCCAAAGTAGCCACTCCCTACGGCACCCGTGCAATCCAAGCGATTGGCGGACGTCCGTTCAGCGGTGGGACCATCCGTGAGTATAAAGTCGCAGCTAACAACACAGCTGCCATTTTTAACGGTGATCTCGTCGTTCTTAGCAGCGCGGGTCTTCCCTCCGCTGTCGCAACCTCACCTGTCGGCCAAATTCTTGCCTCGACATCTGTTGCCCCCACTGCAGGCATCGTCGGTGTTTGTGTCGGCGCGAACTACGTGTCGTCTGAAGGCCAGCCGGTCATCAATCAGTACCTTCCTGCAAACGTCATCACTGGCGGCGGCTCTGAGGTTTCTGTGATGGTCATGGATGACCCTGCGGTTCTGTTCCAAGTTAAAGGAACTGAAGCCTTGGGTACGTTCAACTCTGGCACAAACGGCTCTGGTTGGCCGGGTGTTATCGGAAAGAACGCTGCATTGGGCTATGCCACAGCTGGCAATGTCACAACCGGCAACTCGGGTGTAAACCTGATTGTTGGGACCAATGGCGCCGGTATCGTTGCAACAGCCAATCGCGCGGTTCGCATCGTCGACATCGTCAAGGGTACGGAAGACGATCTGTATCCAGAGTTCATCGTCAAGCTCAATGTCGGGGTACATTCCTACGACAACGCGCTTGGTGTATAAGGAGGGTCAGTAAATGGCTACCATTTCACGCGCACAGGCCATCAAGGAACTCGTTCCCGGTCTAAATGCACTGTTCGGACTTGAGTACGCTAAGTACGAAGGCGAGCATGCGGAAATCTACGACACGGAAACCTCAGAGCGTAGCTTTGAAGAAGAAGTGAAGCTGTCGGGCTTTGGCGCGGCACCTGTAAAGTCTGAAGGGGCGTCCATTTCGTACGACTCGGCTCAGGAATCCTTCACAGCTCGTTACAATCACGAGACTGTGGCCATGGGTTTCTCGATCACCGAAGAAGCGATGGAAGACAACCTGTACGACTCTCTGTCGGCTCGTTACACCAAGGCGCTTGCTCGTGCCATGGCGTTCACCAAACAGGTGAAAGCTGCGGCACTGTTGAACCAAGGTTTCACCACGTTCAAGTCTGGCGACGGTGTGAGTTTGTTCAACACGGTTCACCCCACGGTGTCGGGCAGTACCAACAGCAACCGTCCCGGTACGGACGCTGACCTGAACGAGACCTCTCTCGAACAGGCGATCATCGACATTGCTGCTTTTGTTGATGAACGCGGTCTGTTGATCGCGGCACGTGTTCGTAAGTTGATTGTCCCGCCGGCCTTGATGTTTGTGGCGACACGTCTTCTGCAGACAGAGCTGCGGACGGGAACTGCCGACAATGACACCAATGCTTTGAAAGTGATGGGTGCCATTCCTGAAGGGTATGCTGTGAACCATTATCTGACCGATAATGACGCATGGTTCATCAAGACGGACGTTCCGAACGGCATGAAGCACTTTGAACGTGTGGCTATGTCAACCGCGATGGAAGGCGACTTCGACAGCGGCAATGTTCGCTACAAGGCTCGTGAGCGTTATTCTTTCGGCACATCTGACCCCTTGGGCATGTTCGCTTCGCCGGGCGCCTAATCCTTTTAACCAAGGATGTTACGTTGAAAGGCCCTGCTTCGGTGGGGCCTTTTCTTTTGTCAAGACCGGTGATAGGGTGACGACATTGCAGGACTCAAAAGCCGTGCAGACGGGCGCCTGCCCTGAACTTGCACAGACTGTACGGCCAACCCTTGTGCAAGAGGTTTTACAATGGCTACTTCCACCTTTTCGGGCCCACTCCGTTCTGAGAGCACTTTCAAAGTTGTTTCCAAAGATCCGGCAACGGGCACCATCGCCGAAGTTTCAACACTCGGCGGCGTTCCAGTTTCATTGGCCGACGGCAACGTCACCCTGACCAACGCTGACCACAGTGGGCGCGTTTTGTTGGTTCCCGACGGCACCCAAGACAATACTTACACCCTGCCCGCACCAGTTCCCGGCGCGATGTTCACCTTCGTTTACGCTGGCGGTGCCGCTGATGCGACGGACTTTATCATCAATACTGGTGCCAACGCCAACTTCTTCATCGGCGGCGTTTCTTTTGACAACACCGGCACCGCTGGCGCTTCTGTGGCATTCTCGGACGGTAACTCGAACTCCAAGTTCCAAGTCAACGTCCCCGGTGCCGCGCAGGTAACGGTCATGGCTCTGGACGCAACTAATTGGCAGATATGGGGAACGGTCGTAGCGGCCGCGACACCTGCTTTTGCTGATCAGTAATGTGATCTCCGAGAAACCTTTGCCCGAGAATGGATAACACATGGCCAGAGATCAAGCCCTAGTAGATTGCGCCACAGGTGTGTGGACTGAGCTGACAAACGCGGATGTGACAGAAATTACCTTTCAGGTACAAACTGGATCGGTAAAGGTGCGGTTCACGACCGGGTCCGCGCCTGCGGCCTTGTCCGACGCTGGATACCAGTACCATGCGGACCCTGCTGAGTATAAGCGTGACGGAGAGCTTCGAGCCACTGTTGCCAGTTTCGCTGCTGCAGCTGGCGCGGATCGCGTGTTTGCGACTCCGCTAAATGGGCGCCGTGCCTTGGTTGTTGTGGATCACGCGTAATGCGGAATTGGCACGGTAATCTGTCACCGTTTGGTAAATGGCACACGCTGTCTAGCGTCAGCGCCCTCCTAGCCTACGCAGCCAACAGCATCACCCCACAGCTTGTCGCTGACTTCAAAGAGGGGGTCTACGGTAAGGCAAGTGCGCTATCCACGTTTGACAATGTTCTCAATCACACCCGCAATGGCAACGCCACGATGGTTGATGCTGATGGCTTGCTCAAGTGGGCTCCGCATAACTTTGCTTCATACAGCGCTATAGACACGGATAACTGGTCATCAGCCAGATCAACCATAACTTCCGTTGCCGCGCCAAACCCGCTTAATTTAATAAATGTAACCAAAATAACACCCAAAGTTGGTTCAAATGATTGCACTGAATTTGCGTTAGTTCGTGGTCAGGTTGTACCCGTGGACATACCCGTCACCTACTCCGCGCTTGTTAAGTCAGACGGGTTTCCAATCGCTATTGTTATGTTTACCGACCGTCCCAATGTTTACGGCGGTGTCGCGTATAATCTTGAAAGCGAGACACTTGTAGAGTTAGCAGGGGGCAATAGGGGAACTCTTATCGATCCATTCATCACTGACGCGGGAAATGGTTGGTATCGTATAGGATTCACACAAGCCGGTGACGGGGCGAAAGACTCTACCTCTGGCATAGCTGTTTCGTTTGCTCCAGCGGGATTAGGTAGTACCGTAGCCTATGTACCTTCTGATTTTGAAGGTGACGGTGTTCTTGGGGGGCTAACGTGCGGTGCCAGCATAACCCGCTCAGACCTCGGAGGCATGGTCAACAACCCAGCAACAGGTGACAGCTACGTCCCAACGACTGATGCAGCACGTTTCTTGCCTCGCGAAAACCACCACGTTTACAACGGTTCTGCATGGGTCAAAGACGGCTACCTGCATGAACCTGAAGCGGCGACTAATCTGGCTCCGTATTCAAATGATTTTA